ATACAGATATAAAAGCTGGAGATACAGTTATAGTTCATCATAATGTTTTTCGTAGATGGCATAACGTTAAAGGTGTGGAAAAAAATAGTAGAAGTTGTTTTAACGAAAAAACATATTTAGTAAATAATGATCAAATATTTCTTTACAAAAGAAATAACAAGTGGAATTGTTTAAAAGGTTATTGTTTTGTAAAACCTTTAAAAGCTACAAATAAACTTAATGTTGAATTAGAAAAACCACTACAAGGTGTCGTTGAGTATTCAGATGGAACTGTTAACGTGGGAGATTTAGTTGGTTTCACTCCAGGTAGCGAATATGAGTTTATAATTGATAGCAAAAAACTATATAGAGTATTATCAAATTTAATCACAATTAAGTATGAATATCAAGGAAACGAAGAAACGTATAATCCAAGCTGGGCACAAAGCAGTTGAAGAATTGATTAAAGTAGCTAAAGAGGCTATTGTTGATTCAGATGATGATATTTCTGCTGATAGATTAAAAAATGCTGCGGCTACTAAAAAATTAGCTATATTTGACGCATTTGAAATACTTAACAGAATTCAAGAGGAAGAAAATATTTTGGAGGGTAAAGAACCCGAAGAGAAAAAAGAAAGAGTTTTTAAAGGATTCGCAGAAGGAAGATCAAAATGAGTTACGAACAAACATTAGTAAAAATAATAGAACCTGTAAAAAGAACTACTATTAGTAGACTTAATAAAGGTAAAAAATGGAAATATGGGTATAATAAAGAACATGATATTATTGTTATATCAAAAAATGGTACAATTGGTGAAATATATGAAATACAAAATTTGCGAATTGCGTTGCCAAAAGTGCCAAGGCAAGTGTTCAAACATGAGCTAAATAAGTGGAAGAAATTTGAACAACCAAAAGAGTTAAGTAGATTAAAAAATATATTTGATTGGAGAAGTTATCCAGACGAAGCTAAAGATCAGTGGTACGATTATATAGACGAAGAATTTAAACGAAGAGATGAAGGTTTTTGGTTTACAAATAATAACAAACCAACATACATAACGGGTACGCATTACATGTATCTACAATGGAGCAAAATTGACGTAGGAGCTCCTGATTTTAGAGAAGCAAATAGATTATTTTTTCTATTTTGGGAAGCTTGTAAAGCTGATAAAAGATGTTACGGAATGTGTTATTTAAAAAATAGACGTTCTGGTTTTTCTTTTATGTCCTCTGCAGAAACAGTTAATTTAGCTACTTTAGCAAGTGATAGTAGATATGGGATACTTTCTAAAACTGGTAGTGACGCTAAGAAAATGTTTACAGATAAAGTTGTACCGATCAGTATAAACTATCCATTTTTCTTTAAACCAATACAGGACGGTATGGATCGTCCTAAAACAGAATTAGCATATAGAGTTCCAGCTAGTAAATTTACTAGAAAGAAGATTACAAGTGGCGAAAAACTTGAAGAGTTAGAAGGATTAGATACAACTATAGATTGGAAAAACACTGGAGATAATAGTTATGATGGTGAAAAACTAGCGCTATTAGTACACGATGAAAGTGGTAAATGGGAGAGACCCGACAATATTTTAAATAACTGGAGAGTTACAAAAACATGTTTACGATTAGGTAGTAGAATTATAGGTAAATGTATGATGGGCTCTACTTCAAACGCATTAGATAAAGGTGGAGACAATTTTAAAAAACTATATAACGCATCAGATGTCACTCAAAGAAATAGAAATGGTCAGACAAAGTCTGGTTTATACTCTTTGTTTATCCCAATGGAATGGAACTATGAGGGATTTATTGATGAACACGGAGTTCCAGTCTTTACTACTAATGACGCAGATGTCCTTGCCCCAGACGGAGAACTAATAGATGTTGGTGTAATAGACCATTGGCAAAACGAAGCTGATGGTTTAAAAAATGACCAAGACGCTTTAAATGAGTTTTATAGACAATTCCCAAGAACTGAAGAACACGCGTTTAGAGATGAAACAAAAAACAGTATATTTAATCTAGTTAAAATATACGAACAAATAGATTATAATGAAGAACTAGGAAGAACGTTAGGAATATCAACTGGTAATTTTCAATGGGTTAATGGCGTTAAAGATTCGCAAGTAATTTTTTACCCAGATGCTAAAGGTAGATTTAAATTAAGTTGGGTTCCTAAGTCCGAACTACAAAATAGAGTTATATTAAAAAATGGTATAAAATATCCTGGTAACGAACATATGGGAGCCTTTGGCTGTGATTCATATGATATATCAGGCACCGTAGATGGTCAAGGTTCTAAAGGAGCATTACATGGCCTAACTAAGTTTAGTATGGAGGACGCTCCAGCTAACAGTTTCTTTTTAGAATACTTATCACGACCACCTACGGCAGAAATATTTTTCGAAGATGTATTAATGGCTTTAGTATTTTACGGTATGCCAATACTAGCGGAAAATAACAAACCTAGATTACTTTATTATCTTAGAAGAAGAGGTTATAGAGGATTTAGTATGAATAGACCAGATAAAGTTTGGAATAAATTATCTACAGCTGAAAAGGAAATAGGTGGTATACCTAATACTAGTGAGGACATTAAACAAGCTCACGCGGCAGCAATTGAAATGTATATACAAGATCACGTAGGTATGCAACAAGATGGTAGTTTTGGTAATTTATATTTTAATTCTTTACTAAACGATTGGGCTAGGTTTGATATAAACAAAAGAACAAAACACGATGCTACTATAAGCAGCGGTTTGGCTATAATGGCTTGTAATAGACATTTGTATAGACCTAACGCTAAAGTAGAAAAACCTAAATTAAACATAAATATTTCAAAGTATAAAAACACTGGAAATATATCACAAATAATTAAATAATAAATATGGCAGAGTCTGGCATTAAAAGTTATTTCCCAAGTCAAGCTGTAAGCGATGCTGAAAAATCAAGTAACGATTACGGTTTAAAAGTAGCAAGAGCTATAGAAACCGAGTGGTTTAATAACGATAGAAATAACAATAGGTATAAAAATAATTATAACAATTTTCACAATTTAAGATTGTACGCTAGAGGTGAACAATCTGTAAAAAAATATAAGGATGAGTTGTCTATTAATGGCGATTTGTCCTATTTAAATTTAGACTGGACGCCAGTTCCAATTATACCTAAATTTGTAGATATTGTTGTAAACGGTATGGCTCAAAGAACATATGATATAAAAGCTTTTTCTCAATCACCAAATGGTGTTGACAAAAGAACAAAGTACATGCAAGCTATATTAAACGACATGGAAACTAGAGAGTTTGATATGATGATGAGCGAAGAGTTTGAGACGAACACTAGAGAAAGCGATATAGAGGAACTACCTGCAAATACAGATGAATTAGGTGTTCATATGCAACTAAACTATAAGCAGGCTGTAGAGTTGGCTGAAGAACAAGCTTTAAACGTGTTAATGAAAGGAAATAAATATGATTTAATTCAAAAAAGATTTTACTATGATTTAGCTGTTTTAGGTATAGGTTGTGTAAAAACGGGTTTTACAACTTCAGAGGGTGTAACTATAAAATATGTTGACCCAGCTAACTTAGTTTATTCTTATACTGATTCCCCTTATTTTGACGATATATATTATGTTGGTGAAGTTAAATCTATACCAATAAATGAATTGGCTAAAGAGTTTCCTAGTTTATCTAAAAGTGACTTAGAAGATATAGTAAAAAATAAATCTCATCATAAAAATAACAATCACAGTAGGTATTCTACGGACAAACAAGATAATAACAAAGTTCAAGTTTTATATTTTAATTATAAAACTTATATGAATGAGGTTTATAAAGTAAAACAAACAGCAACCGGCGCGGATAAAGTTATACCTAAAGATGACACTTTCAACCCACCTAAAAACATGGAAGGTGGTTATTCAAGATTACAACGGAACATAGAAGTATTGTATGATGGGGCTTTAATACTTGGCACTGATAAGTTACTTAAATGGGAAATGTCTAAAAATATGATGCGTCCTAAAAGTGATTTTACTAAAGTAAAAATGAATTATGCTATTGTAGCACCTAGAATGTATAATGGTAAAATAGAATCTTTAGTTAGAAGAATAACTGGTTTTGCTGATATGATACAGTTAACCCATTTAAAGTTACAACAAGTGATGGCGCGTATGGTGCCTGATGGTGTTTACTTAGATGCAGATGGTTTGGCTGAAATAGATTTAGGTAATGGAACAAATTATAACCCGCAAGAAGCATTAAACATGTTCTTCCAAACAGGTTCTGTTATCC